TACGGTGATGTTAGCAATATTAGTCATTAAAATTACTTTGCCATTATCACTATCGCTTAGTGTGCGAGATGTCGTAGTGTCTGCTACTGTGTCTGAAAATAAATTTGTGGTTAATGTGACTGCTCCTGTCGATCCGTTGACCGACTGCACAGGTGCTAGGGTCATCAGGTTAGTAGCGGTGACTTTTTTAGTAGTTGCGGTTCCTGCGACATCATCCACGATAGGTAAAATGTCTGCCCCTACGGGTGTCGCTAGGTTAGTTAATTCTGTAATTTTTTTCGTAGCCATAATAATTTTTAGTGAAGTGCTGTCCAAGCTCCGTTGGCTCGTCCGTAAAATTTATTCCCAGTAGTGTTGTAAATCATTTCTCCGTCAGTCGGACTACTGATGGCATTCATCTGCGTAGTAGTCATCCTCGGCATAATCACACCACCTGTTGTAGAAGCTACTTCGAGGGGGGCGGAAGGGGCGATTGTGCCAATACCCAACTTACCGCCATTAAAAAAAGAGTCTCCGTCAGAGTTAAGTTTAACACGATCCGCGTCTTCGGTTTCATTTGTTCTTAATACTAAACCCGGTTGCTGTACCGATGTGGTATCTCCTACTGCGTATGAAATGATAGTACTACCGCCTGTAGGAACTCTAAATGTAGATACTCCATCTACATCTAAAAGTGTATTAGGACTCGCAGTGCCAACACCGACATTGCCGCCGTTGAAATAAGAATTTCCGTTTGAAAGTATCCTTACGACAGAGTTACCTACATTATTATATGCATCTATCCGACCATAACCGCTCGAGTCATTAGATAAAGATGCGTGAGTTATTCGTGTACCATCAGCGTGTGTACTTGTGATACCTATAGCTTTACCAAAACCAAAAACATCCAAAGGATATATGGGATTCGTAGTACCAATACCAACCTGCCCGGAAGAGTCGATGCGTATTGCTTCAGTCGAATTTGTGCGGATCGCAAGCTCATTGGTGGCAGGTGCATGAATTGCCACCGCTGAACTGCTTGTGCCTGTTTGATCCAAGGCGTATTCATCTGCGACTACATTTCCGTTGACATCCAACTCTTGGGTCGGGGAGGTTGTCCCTATGCCAACCTTCGTTGTGCCAATGGCGAGTGCGGATGTTGTGCCCTCTCCGTCTAAAACAGCCTTAACTGTAGAGTCCACTCCGTTGGTGTAATCACCTACTTGGAGCAGTCCCTTGTAGGTATTTGCGGGTGTTAAATTTTGTAAATCACTCATAGACTATATTATCTCCGGCTTCCGTAAGCATGGGTTCATTGTTCTCCGTCAGGAGTGCGTTGGCGGGTACTCCATCACCACCTGATGGGATACCACTCCCTGTGAAGGGTCTTGCTACTCCTACATTTAGATCAAGAGACAGCATTTTACATCTTGTATGCTAAAACTGCACCACTCGTAAGTTGAAATGAAGTAGTGCGTCCATAAATCGCGGTATTTGTTGGTAATGTGGTTGCGTCTCCACCTGTACATAAAGCAGAGATGTTTTCTACATTAGAAGTAATACTCGCAAAAACTGTATCCTCTGTGCAAACAATTGCAAAAAAGTCTCCTGTGTGAGTTGCAGTGTCGTTGATATATTTACCCCCGTTAAGTCCTAATCCTCTGTATTCGTTTGCCATAATTAAATTGATGTTTGAATTGTTGTTCCGTATGTGACGAATTGTATAAAGTTTTGCTGTCCTTGCTGACGCTCTAGCTTATCTAGTTCCATTGTTATGAGTGATTCAGCCTGTTGAAATGCTACCTGTCCTTTTTCCATTTGACCATCTGCGGTTAACCAATCCCCATATGCTCCGTAAACCGCATACTCACTGAATACATAAGGGAAGTCTACACTAGTAGATGTATAATCAGTAAATGGGGCACGATATAAAACAAATACAGGCTTAGTGCTTGAACGATCAACCAATGTAATTTGACCAAAATCTGTATCAGAGCTTGAAGAAAATTCTACACGATATGCCACCTCATCTGCAAATCCTGTATCATAGGGATCATTATTAGTAACACGTAAAACCTCTCCTATAGTATCACTAAACTCTAGAACATTCATCACAGTTGATGATGCTGTAGCACCACTTCCACTTGCTGAGATAAGTGAAACATTTGGCGCAGAGGTATATCCTGTGCCATGTGCAGTTACTGCCACACCATTCACTCGACCTTCTGAGTCAATTGTTGCAGTAGCAGTTGCTCCTGAGCCTCCACCTCCTGTGAATGAAACTGTAGGAGCGGATGTATAACCTGATCCACCATTACCTACATTTACATTGCGTACTTGTAAGTCGGGTGTCTTCTGCTCTAAGCGAATAGTATCAGGCCACCTTGTGCGTTCCCATGCCAATCTACCAAAGCGATTAAAACTGCGGATGGCCGCATTTTGCTCATCCGACAATAAGCTATCTACCCCAATCGTGTGTTTAAGATTGGAAAGCATTGTGCTTATTGGTACTTGTCTCATGCTAAAGTCTTAGCTCTAAACGATGGGTTGTCTCTAAAAAATTCTCTTACAAATGATTTATCATTCCAACAACCACGATGCGATTGATGCCAACGAAAGTATTCTCTCGCAGGAATTGATCCCTTTAATTGACCTAGACCATCTGTCTTAGCCACACCCATTTCTTTATTTTCCTTGCGCACCATCTGCTCGCGCAAAGATGCTTCATGCTTTTCTAAATCCACTTCATATCGTAAATAACGATCCAAGTTTTTCATAAACTGTGAACCATTGCCTCCGCTCCATTTTGGTAGAAGTATGTTTGCCATAATAAATTGGGTTGGAAAAGGGAGTGACCCGTTCTATAGGTCACTCCCATATTCCTAAATGCTGTTAAGCAAATTGTCCGAGGTCAACAATACGTAGACCAATAACAATCTTTCCGGCTGTAGCTGATGCAATAGCGGCATCTGTGACTTCTAAAAGTACAGATGTAGCACTACTTGTTCCACCTACAGGTTGTGATTGATTACCTGTGAAGGCATCCCCTGTATTGAAAACAGGAGCAGTCATAGCATCAACATCAAGAGCATCGATGAACTCATCAGGGTCTCCTGAAGAAGTTCCTACATCGATAACCAAAGAGGTTGTACCAGCGAACGCTTCTGATTCATAAACTCCTACACATTCAATAGCACCACCCGCAGGGATGGTTGCGATGGTAGCTTGACCACCATTTCCAATTGTTTGTAGGTCTTCATAGGTAGCAGTGTATACGTGAGTAAAACCGCGACCTGCTTCATTGTTACTTAATTCTGCCATGTCTTATGTTCTCCTAATTAATATTAGTTAAAGTAACCATGAGCTTTTGGACTGTGAACTGCGAGACCCGCAATTATATCACAGAAACCACGCCGGCCACCACCTTGATTTTCAAGCTCAGAATTAGATTCAGCTTTCAAAGTATGGATTGCTACGTACTCAGGGTCGATAAGAAGACCTGCATCACCATCAATTGTGTCGCTACCCGATGTGCGGTTTAAATACACGCTAGGTACTATTGCAACATTTCCGAAATCTCCTTCGTAAAAATTGACTGATAAGGTTATTTTCTTACTCTCAGCAGGTTGAGTAACTTGGAAAGACAAGGCGGTTGTAGAACCTTCTTGACGAGCAAAGTCACTGATTTCCTTTTTGAGAGTAGGACCGGCGATAAGAGTAAGTTGACCACCGGGCATTCCGTTAGCTTCATAAAGTTCTTGGAGAACGCTATTGAAGGTTGTTTCGGTTTGCGTAGCAGTTGTGTCGTTAGCAACATTCTGAGCAAAAGCAGGAATGTCGGATGGTTGACCACCAAGACCGAGGAACTTAAACATTCCACGAGTTTTGTATGGGGCACCGGCTCCGGCTTCAGCTTGACGATCTTGACCTGAACATACAGCTGCTTCGACATCCCGCTTTAATTCTCTTACTGCTTTTGCTTCGGCATTGGCGAACTCAGATGTGACGCCCGCTGTAGCAACAATCTCTTGGATGTCACTTACTGCAAAACTTCTGCGAAATTTCTGAACATAATTTCCAATACGAGCGCGATTTACAGCTTTGTTATCAAAAGCAGTAACGTCCTCACCTTCATTTACTCCATCGAAGCTTGGTGTACTAAGATCATCCACTTGGACTTCAAAGAAAGTACCACTTGCGGTGGCTTTCTGTGCCATACTTGTGAATGGTGTTGATTCCGGCTCCATAATTGTAAGGACGTCAGTTAAGTCCTCCCGGTTGCCGGATGTGTTATAACTTGCGGCTTGTGCCATAATTAATTTCCTCCTAAGATTTTTTTATTTTTAAATATTGTTGGTAGTCTGCCATTGAGCCTGAAGATTCATATTGCTTCTTCGCCGCCTCCACAGCTTTCAGTTTCATTGATTGATTAGATTTAGGTCTTGATGTACCTGCTTCTGTTGATGCTACAGGTGCTTTAGGTTTAGGTGGTGGTTTAGCAGTATTTTTCTTTCTACCCTCAATTGCTTTATACCCCTCAATCATAAGACCCATTGCATAATTAGCATTCGGAAGTAGCTTCTTAAATGGTTGATAAAGCGGATTATCATTCAGTTGATTGAACAACTTGTAATCTTCACTATCAGGATCACTTAGAAACTGAAATGTATCCTTAGCCATTTCGTCAGCTTGCTTTCTTTCTGATAACCATGTAGCTCTCGCAGGAACATCTTTGCGTAACAAACGTTTTGCATCTGCTCTGAATTTCTTTAGGTCAGCTTTTGTGAACTTCTGATCACCATTTGTGGCAATAAATTCATTACCTTGGTCATCGTATTGAATTTCGTTGTCCATGCTATCTTCTGTCCACTCAATCAAGTCATTAAGTTGCTCAACTTTCTCAACTAGAGATTGCTCATCAGTAATATCAGATAAAGCATTATCTTTTAAGTAACTTGGAGTAGACCCTTCTTCAGCTTGCTTTGCTTGTTGTTGCAATACCTCATTCTGTGCCTCTAATTCCCGTTTTTGACGAGTAAGAGTACCGAATCTCTTAACAGCACTTGCATTTAAAGCCTTAGCTAGATCACGACTTTCGTCCTCTGATAAGCTATCTAGATCAATATTAAACTTTGAAAGAACATCTGAAGTCTGTGGAGGGGGCGAGGAATCATCCTCGTCTTCCGCATCTTCAGCAGACTGTGTATCCTCAGTGACTTCTGTTGAATCCACAGCTTCTTCAGTGGACTGTTCCGTCTCTTCGGTACTTGCTTCAGGTTCAGGATCGTTTCTTTGTTTGTTTTTCAATAACTGATCTGCAAACTCCGCAACGGATACATTCCCATCAACAGGCTTTTCTATTTCCACAGAATTTTCGGAGGATTCTGAGTCAACCTCTTTGGTAATTTCGTCCATAAATACTCAAGGCAATTAGCCTAGTAGATATTAAGCTATTTATTTGATGTAAATATTGCAAGACTTATTTACATATTTATATCTATGCACAAAAAACCCCCTACGTTACCCCAAAAACGTAGAGGGCTATGGGTATTACACATAATCTACCTAAAGTTTATATAGTACATCCAACTCCTCGTCAATAGCTTCTAGCTTACCTGTGATGTAAAAGTGCCTGTTTGTGTCTGAGATGTTCTCAGGAGTCTGCAACGCCCTAATCGTTTCTTCACGCATACTCTCACGCACTTCGATATACTTCTTGAAGTTAGGATCGTTTTTGAGAGCGGACATCGCTCTGATTGCGTCTTCATGGTCAATTTCGTGATCTGTTTTACCAATTGCACTCATTTCTTCTTTGTTTTTCTTTTCTAACAATAGTCCTTACATTGGTAGGCTTGCCTCCAACTCCTTGTGGTTTTGCCCTTTTTCTAGCTACTGCGCTTTTTCTTTGTGCCGCAGTCATACTTTTTGCTTTTGAGCGTGGCACACACTTTGGGTACTTTCTTTTACTTGTTTTAGTAGATTTTCGCCCACAAGGTTGGTACTTGCCCTTTTTCTTAGGCGCACCAATGTCTACCCAATCTCCTTCTGAGCCTTTACCAAACCATTTTTTAAGGCTCATGCGTTTTTATACCTACCACCTCTTTTTTTATAGGTTTTAACTAACCACGCATTTGCGTAAGCAGATGGATAAACATCAAACTTTTTTTTAGCTTCTGATTTAACCCTTGAATAAAGAGCCGGATTTGTGGGTTTTGGTTTTTTCTTCTTTGCTACCATTTTTTACAACTCCAATAACCTGCGGTTAATTTAGACTTTTTCTCATCGCATTTATGTCTTGCTCTGAAGGAAGCTCGTCTAGCAGGTATATTTTTCTTAATGGACATGTTCGGATCACCGAATCTGACAAGACGGACTTTATCGTTCTCCTTAGCAAGAACAGCAAACTTTTTAGATTTACCCGGTGTCCTCTTAGGCTTATTGTAACCACTAAAACGTTCACCACGATAAGTGATACTCATTTTTTCTTCTTTTTGACTTTCTTACCTATCATCTTTGCGTACGCTTTTGCGTTCGCTTTACCCTTTTTAGTGTAATCGAATTTTTTCTTACCTACCATTGGCATGATGTTTTTCTTTCTATACTGCTTACTTAGCAGTTTCACCAAACTGTGTGGGAGTCGCCCCTAGTCGTCCAATCGCCGCATTCTGTTTCTGCTGAATCTGCATTTGACGCTGTTGCATATAATTCTGAATTCTCTCCTGTAATGCTTGGTCTTGTTGTGCTTTTTGTTGTATGTCAGGTTGTGATAACCATTGTTGAAATACTTGCATCTTTAACTCATGTGAGTCCTGTGGTCTTACATTTGGTGGTACACCTGCCACAAGTTCAGCAATTGTTTGTCTCTCCTCCTCTACTGCCTTCTGTGATGCAGTCTCCTTGGGGATCATAATCTTCTCGGAAGCACCGGGCATTATCTGTCCTACTGCAAGCTGAAGAAGTCTCTCAGTATCTAATGTTCCTGATCTATCTAAAGCAGGAGCAAGTTCTGCAATTGCTTTCACTCTTTCCAACATCTGCTCAGGATCTTGTGTTGCCACATCAAACTGTAAGTAAAAGTCAAATCTTTCGCCCGCTCTACCTTTATTAAACTTCTGTACATCTTGCATTCCTGTGACTCGAAAAAACTCAGCGTCCGGCCCATATTGCTGATACAAAGTCCACACTTGGTCAAAGACATATTTAAGGTGATTAAACACCTTATTGATAACTGCTTGCTGTTTATTCTGAGATTCAACCTGATCAACTCCGGGGGCAAAGTTACCAAAGTATTTATCAAACATTTCTTGGATGTACCTACGAACCTCAACATTACCACCATCAAACCTTGGTGTATCTGCCCAACGAATCTCACCCGGTGTCCGATAGGGAACTCTTACACCCGGCCCCCATTTGGTTGGTGGCCGCCCTAATGGATGCTCTAAAGGTGGAAGCGTTGCCAATGATTGACGATCAATCATTGAGTCAGTCTCGATCTTCATTACCTGTTGCAAGGGTTCTCCAAGCTCAGGAATTGATCTAGATGAATAAAGTCTTTTACTTGTTTGTTCGTACTTAGTAATTACGAATGGATACTTGCCATGAGCATAATCCAATAACTCATGTTTGGCATAAAGATCAGGTACATCAGGATGCAATATTGTGCAGTAAATACCGGGGACATCATCTTCATCAAGCAATCTTTGATAACAGTACTATTCTAATAGTCTCATCATCATCACGAATAGCTTCATCCATCTGACGAACATTGTAAAGTGTATCATCCCTTTGTGTATTTTGTGCCAACTCCATTGCCTTCTCAACAAACTCCTCATCCCATCCCTCGGATGAAATCTTTGCGCGAAGTTGCTCAGGAGTCATATGAAGCACATGAAAAACATAAGGTGCTTCCTGTGGATCTATTGTGTAATTTGGCCAAAAAACATCTTCGTCAGGAGCAAGTGCTTTTAGTCTAGGTCTATTTACTACTTGTCTAGTTACAGGTATTGTGGTTGTACCCTGTTCACGCAACTCACGAAGCATACTTTTCGCTTTTCTCTTAGATACTTTAAATTGATCTTTAATAGCTGAGGATAACTCGTTATCCATACTTCCATCCTGTATAGCTTCTGCTATCTCAGGTAAAGCCTGTGCTATCTCATCCAAGCGGATTGTTTGTTGTTGTTTTAAATCCTGTGAATCGTACCACACATAGTGACACATTAAACCTTTTTCAAAGAAATGATTAAGACCAAGTTCTAATTGATCATAAAATTCCTCCATTTTAGTATTAATTATCCAACGCAGAAACATAGATATTACATTGGCTCGCTCAATGTCACCTGACTCAACAGGTGTGGCAACGATATGTGCCTGTCTTACTGCATTCATAACCATCGCGACACACTTGTTGATCTGATTATCAACCATGCGTATCTCCTGATCACTCGCTCCATCCCAAGGGAATACATCTCCTGTGGAACTAAGGTTTGAGTGTTTCTTAAAGTCGTCAGATTTACCTGACCACATGCAATTCCTTACATCATAATCCTGTTGCCTACGATCTAACCACTCACCAAGATCTGCCTGTGTTTTTCGGTAGGTTTCTGCTAAGTAATTAATGTCAGGTTCTTTGCTGACATAAAGTAATTCAGGATCAGAAGCGCTTTGCATAAAGTTATACTATTATCCACATAGTCAAAAATAGTCAATCAATATCCACCACCACCTGTACAAGCAAGTGATGCGTCTGTAACATGTTCAGGTTTACTTACCATTAAATATCTCAATGTGTCAATGTAATCTTTAAAGTGTTCTGCTCTACTTTGACCACTGTATTCTAGCATACAGCTTATTAGATTCTCGCACCTGTCTGACACAAACAACTGAGGACGATTCTGCTCGGTCATTGGTTCAGTATCATCCCAAGATAAAGCATTGTTTATGGCCGCAATGCCTGACTCAATTTCAACACCGGGGGCAGGTCTCATAACAAAATCTAGATTAGCCATTGTATTTATTATATTACTCTCACCTTCCTTCTCCCTGACTGTGGCGGCTCCCATACGAGGGTCAACAATCCGCTCAAATATATGCTCCCCACCTTCTAATGCCTCAAAATGCTCTTTATACTGACTGTAGCCCCATCCAAGAGGTCTTTGAGCAGGACCCGCTTTGCCTACACTCTTACCAACTCCATTGACATGAGGCAATGCCCAATCACCCATACTTGTATCAGGAAACTCCCTATAAATATAGATAGTACCATCCTCCAATACGGATGCCCAAATTGCTACCCAAGGCTTAGAACCACCGGGGTCAGTAACAAAATACTTAGTCGATGGTATAGTAGGATCAATAATAGTAGGTATTGTTTCATGTGGAACAACATTGGTTTCTCTTGTAAATTTTGGAAATCTACCCTCTACAGCTTTACTTGGAATGCCGAATAATCTAGCAAGCTTAACTTCCTGTGGTTGTCTTGCATATGTATTAATTAATTCTTTGCCATCAATAAACGGAGAATCTTCTGTCCAAAAGTAATATATTCTACAATTAGGCCAATTCTTACAAATCTGTTCAGTAGGTAATTCTCTACCCATAATCTCAGAGTATCTTGTCTTTACAGTTTCAGCACCCTTTAACAAACTATTGATCAAAGGTGTCCAGCCCTGAAGTGTCGTGAAAGTCAAAATTAGTCGACCATGATAGTCAACTGTACGACCTAAGAGCGTATTAAAAATTGCCTCAGGTACTTCTTCGTCAAGGTGTATGCAGTGTGCAGACCAACCTTCAAAAATCTGAGGATCAGCTTGATACTGCCGATAGTTATTAAAATAAATCGTACTACCCCTCTCAGCACCTTCTTGGGTGGGGGGAAATATTGCTTTAGAGGAGTTAAATCCATTCTTTTGATTATATTGTAGAGAATGATTCTCACTCTTTTTCTTTGCCCTCTTGTACCGCATTGGCAAGTTCTGCCATATATATTTCTGTGCATCTGATATACTTCTTTCTTCTGTTACGTGCATACTTCGTATTTCAGCTTCAGGTATTGTTTGAGCTAAATGAACTAGCATACGACTTGCAAACATAGTCTTGGACGATCTGTTGCCGCCCAAAATAACATGAATCTTGTCATTCTCCCAATTATCCATCACCCTTTGCCAACCGGGTAATGTCCATCCCCATTGTATAGGATCTTCCTTCTCAGAGTTTGGTTGATGTAAAATTAAATCTGACAGCATTGCTGTCTTCTCAGGTGGCAATTGATCAATCTGCTCATCACTTAAAGCACATGATAACTCACCCTTGCGGATTTCTAACTCTTCCAACCAAGGGATGCCAAAATGGGCATCTACCTCATCTGCGTAAGTTATCTTAGGCATAGTTCTATTTGTTCGGGTAGTTTTTCCTCTCCCGCCTGAATGCGAAAATATCGATGAAGAGTATCTGTCATCTTAGGCCCACGAAACCATCCTGTACCATCACAGGATTCGACACCTAATTCCTTGCACCTCAGAAGATTCTTCAGGGTATTAATTGCTCCTACATGGACTCTTTCAAATGCATCTGTCCACATAGTTAGGTTGCGTAATTTCCACTCCATAGTACCTCCAACGAATACTACATCAGCTTCGGTTGGAACATCGGCGGGAGTCATTCCATCTTGTACGCAGAAA